ATTATTATTGGCAAGAAGAAGATTTAAAGAAGAGATAACTGATATAGATAACACTATTACAAGACCAAGAGAAGGCGATTTAATTTATTTTCCCCTTTCAAAATCTTTGTTTGAAATCAACTTTGTAGAACACGAAAATCCTCTTTATCCACTAGGTAAATTGTATTCATACCAAATTACAGCCGAACTCTTCACATACAGTTACGAAAGAATTGCCACAAACAACAGTGCAATAAATTCGCCATATACTTCTACTACTGCAGGACTTTCTGGAACAACAATTATTCCAATTGCTAATAATCTAGGTACAACTTATGGAATAAATGACATCCTTCAAACTGAAGGAAATTCTTACGGTTTTGATCCAAATGATCCCTTTAATGATGGAGGTTGCTCTGGTGGAGCATAACTAAAATGTTTGGTTATTTTTACAATCAAAACTTAAGAAAACTAGTAGTAGCATTTGGTTCTCTTTTTTCTAATCTTGAAGTTGGGCATGTAGACCCAACAACAGGAAATGTTAAAAATATTAGAGTTCCAATTCACTATTCTCCACAAGAAAAATTTATTCAAAGATTGCTTCAGCCATCTTCTATTACAACTGGAACGAGAATAGAATTACAGGTTCCAATTATTAGTTTTAATGTTAATAGTATAGTAATGGATAGCGGTCGTAGAGTAGGTAGATTTTCTAGAAACGATACTTTAGGTGATAGTTGCCCAACAGGTTCAGCAATAGAATCTCAAATACCAGTCAACGTTTCATTTAACTTATTCGTTTACACTAGACACACAGACGATATGTTACAGATTGTTGAACAAATAATGCCTTATTTTGTTCCCGACCATACAATAACATTAGACTTTAATGCGGTTCAGCAAAATGTAAATATTCCAATTGTATTGGTTAATAATAACCTATCAGAAAGATATGATGGTGATTTTTCTAGTAGAAGATTAAATATAGCCTCATTTCAGTTTTTGGCTAAAACTTGGATTTTTGGTAAGATACAAAATGCTACTGGAATTACCGGAGCAAGTGGCGGTGGTGAAATTGTTTGGAATTAAAAATGAATATAAACAAAAATTTAAGCAAACTATTTAATGTAAATGAAATAACCCCACCCTCCAGTAAAAATTTACAAGGTGGTACTTTTGATGCAGAATCTTTTCAAAAAGATTATGAACTTGTAAGGGGAAATTTAAAAGATTTAATTGGAAACGGAAATTTGGCATTAGAGTCTGCATTAAGAGTTGCCACAGAATCTGATAGTCCGAGAGCATTTGAGGTTGTCGCAATATTGTTAAAAACAATGGCAGATTTAAATAACAACGTTTTAGATGTTCATAAAAAAGCCAAGGACACTACCGCAAATTCACCGACAAAAATACAACAAACAAATAATTCCGTATTTGTTGGATCGACTAAAGATCTTCAAAATTTATTAAACAAAGAAAGAAGCACGGAAAAAATTATAGATGCAGAGGTTGTGAATAATGAGCCAAAACAAGAATAACCAAGGGTATAGAAATAACCCTAAACTCAAACCACCCGGTGTTGAGCTACAGTATACAAAAGAAGAACTGGATGAATACATTAAGTGTGCCAAAGATCCAGTTTATTTTTGTAGTAAATATGTAAAAGTCAAAACTCTTGATAAAGGTGTAATGCCTTTTAAATTATATGATTATCAAGAAAAATTTGTTCAAAACATACACGATAATAGATTTGTAATTTCTAAGTGGCCACGGCAATCTGGTAAATCTACCTCGGTAATAGGCTACATCTGCCACTACGTAACTTTTAATCAAAGTGTTAATGTTGCCATTTTGGCAAATAAATTAAAAACAGCAAAAGATGAATTGTTTGCAAAATTACAACTTGCCTATGAAAATTTACCACAATTCCTCCAACAAGGAGTTTTAGAATGGAATAAGACGAGTTTTAAATTAGAAAATGGCTCCAGGGTCGTTTGTGATGCAACCTCATCTTCTGCCATCCGTGGTGGTTCTTATAACTTACTTCTATTGGACGAATATGCATTCTTACCTTCCCATATAGCAGAAGAATTTTACTCATCAACATATCCAACCATTTCTGCTGGTACTACTACAAAATTAATTATTGTTTCTACTCCAAATGGTATGAACCATTTTCACAAACTTTGGGTCGATGCAAATAGACCGGAAGGACATAAACTAAAGAATAAATTTGTCCCAGTAGAGGTAAGTTGGAGAGATGTGCCAATTACTCCGGGTGGTCCAAAGAGAAATGATGAATGGGCAGCAGAACAAATAGCAAATACAAGCCCAGAACAATTTGAACAGGAATATGGCTGTAGCTTTTTAGGATCTTCAAATACCTTAATTTCTTCAACCAAATTAAATGTATTAGCTCCAGAGGAACCAATAAGTGAAAATGCCGATGGCTATAGAGTTTACCAGACACCAGAAAAAGATAAAACATACTTTTTGCAAGCAGATGTTTCTAGAGGCCAGGGTTCCGACTATTCTGCTTTTACAATTATTGAAGCAAATAGTGCCCCGTATAAAGTAGTGGCTTCGTATAGGAATAATACCATAAGTCCTTTTAATTTTCCTACAGTCATATTAAATGCCGCAAAAGCATATAACAATGCTTATGTGTTGATTGAAACCAACGATTTAGGGGGCCAAGTATCAAATATACTCCATTCTGATCTAGAATATGATAATGTTCTTATGACAAAAGTTTTGGGCAGAAAAGGACAAATTTTGTCACAGGGTTTTGGTGGCGTTGGAAAAAATGAAATGGGTATCAGAACCACCGCCCAAACTAAAAAAATTGGCTGTGCCATTTTGAAAAGACTAATAGAAGAAGATAAAATTTTAGTAAATGATGAACGAATTATTTCAGAATTAATGGCATTTGTCTCCAAATCCAACACCTATAAGGCAGAGGACGGCCAAACAGACGATTTGGTAATGACTCTGGTATTTTTTGCTTGGTTGACCAGACAGGATTATTTTGCCGATTTGATAGAGCAAGCCAAATACAATTATGAAGAAGCATTAAAACCAGAAGATGATAATATTTTATTTGTCCCAAATCAAAAAAATGATGACGATGGGGAGGAATTTGTTCAGGGTGGTGTGGTTTGGTATCCTACCTAAATTACTAAATAATTAAACGAGATAGGATACAAATATGCCCGACGAAGGTAAATTTAGCTCTTTTATCAGCACAAACCAGTTTTCTACTGAAACCGCAGTAAATCCATTAATATGTGGTGCGATTTTAGGTAGCACATACAATAATGGATTTACATTCAATCCTTCTGTTGGCCCCACTGCAAATCCCGGAGGTTTATTTGGTTGGCTGATTTATAGTAGAGTAAATAGAAGTACTCCAATTGGAGACACCGCAGCCCAGTATATTGTCTACACGAATCCACAAGATTTAGTTTTTGATTTAAATCAATTAAGTGGAATAAGTGGTGCCATAGTTACTGGAAATTCTGGTGGATACACTTTTGCATTTTTTAAAAATGATGGATTAATTGCAAGTTCCACATTAACAAAAATTACTCCGCTCACAAATGGAACAGACTTTTTGTTTGCTTTAAATTATTTGGCTTACGGTGGAAATTTAGTTATTGTACCAAATACCACAGGCTTCGATCAATACGTCACAGAAAATGAAAATTATCTTGATGCTGTAGTTGCTCAGGAAGCTGGAGCGTCTTTATCTCAATGGTTGATAACTCAACCATATACTGTAGGAATTTTCCCAAGCATTTATACCACTTTAAATGGTTCCAGTGGATTTACTGGATTGGGGTTAACGATGGCAGATTATGCTACTTTGTTTGGTTCCGGTGGCTCTAGTTTAGTTACAGGATCAACCGTAGCAAATAGAATATTTAATGTTCGTGGTATAAAGACTGTTTCTGATGTAGATACCACAACATTGTTGGCTAATAGTCAGATAACCTATAATCTACCTTCCGTAGTTGATGTAGCTGGATTCTTTAATCGTTCTAAAAATCAAAATAAATTATACCTAACAGTTGCCGGTATCGATTTATCTACGATTTTAAATGGAAAAATTACCATAGGTTCTATAGATTGGAATAGCGCATTAAAAACTACGTTAAGAACTAATAGAGTAAACTTTTTTGTAAATGCATCTCAAAACTTCTTAGGTTCAGATTTGACTGGAGCTACTGCTAATGCAACGATCTTGTCTGAAAATAGAATTGGACCTGCAAATCTTAAAACTGATTTGACTAAACTGCTAAATGATATTGGTTTGAAATATCTGTACAAAATTAATAATGCCCAAACCAGAGCTCAAGTTACTGCTGAAATACAAACTGGTTTAGATCCATTTGCTCAGTTTATCGATACCACACAGACTCAAATTATCTGTAACGATTCTAATAATACTAATAACGGAACTGCTCTGACTATGCAAGTAGTCATTAAACCGATATTGTCTATTGAAAGTCTGGGAGTAACCGTAACTCTTACACAATAATGCCCAATACTAATTCCATAATCAATTTTAAGGATGGGTTTAATGGTGGTACGAGAGCCAACAGATTTAGAGTTTATCCATTGTGGCCTACCTCTATTATAGGCAGACCAGATCAAGATGATGCTTCCTTTAAAATGGTTTCGTCATCTTTACCAGCTACACAAGTAAACACAATCGTTGTTCCTTATAGGGGTAGGCAGATTACTTATGCAGGAGACCGCATGTATGCTACATGGGCTGTTGGCATTTATGATGACAACAATACCAGAAATTTGTGGAGAGCCCTTCATAGGTGGTCCGAAAATATGGACGGCCATTACACGCACGAAGTAATAAATAACGATTTTAGTTATAGAACTTTACAAACCACTTGGCGCGTAGAACAGCTTGGATTGAATGGAGAAACAATAAAAACAATTTATTTGTATAAATGCTGGCCATCAGTAATCGGAGAAATTAATTTAAATATGGCAGAAGTTGGATTTGTTGGATTTAGTGCAACTCTCACTTTTGATTATTTAAAAATTGAGGATAATTATAACCAGTAAGGAATAATATGCTCATTAATTTTAAAGATAATTTTAATGGTGGTACCAGATCTAATCGTTTTAGAATAACTGGAACTTTTCCATTTGGTGGAGAATTTACAGATTATCATGTAAGGGCGACAACAATTCCCAGTGTTCCAACAAAAACTTTAAGTTATGATTATTTTGGAAGAAAGTATCATTACCCCGGAGAAAAAGAATATGGAACCTGGTCTTTTCAGGCTTGGGATGATATTGGCCAAAATAATCTTTGGGGAAGATTACAAAGATGGCAAGATGAAATAAACAACCACGACACAAATCGAAGCAATACCACACCATCAAGGTATAAAGCAAATAATTGGTTTATAGATCATTTAGATTTAAATGATAATTCTACACCTTTAAAAAGATTTGTTTTACATGGATGCTGGCCTGCAGCAATACAACCGATTAGTTTAAATATGGGCAATCCAAACTTGTTAAATAGTTTTAACGTCATTGTTGTTTTTGATTATATTGAAATTTTAGATGTCACAAGAAGGTGAATATATGGAAATAGATATTTTTGGTTTTCAATTTGGCAAAAAGCCCGCTACTAAAGTAGAAAAGCAAGCTCAATCAATTCAAGCATTTACTGCCCCTGAAGTATATGATGGAACTGTAACAGTTGAAGCCGGTGGATTTTTTGGTACGGTTCTTGATTATGCCACCACAATGCGAGATGAACAGCAATCTGTAATTCAATACAGAAACATGTCTGTTTATCCAGAGTTAGACAATGCCATTGATGAAATTGTAAATGCAGCAATAGTTCCTGGAACAGATCATAAACCAGTAAAAATTGATTTAACAAATTGCCCAGTTTCAGACAACATAAAAAATAAAATATACAAAGAATTTGACACAGTTTTACATCTTTTAGATTTTAACCACAGGGCATATGAAATTTTTAGAAGATGGTATATTGATTCGAAAGTTTATTATAATTTGGTAATAGATAAAGAACTTCCAATGGAAGGAATTCAAGAAATAATTCCTATCGATCCATTAAAAATTAAAAAGATAAGAAAGCTCAAAAAAGAATTTGACAAGGGAGCCAACGGAACACAAGTACAGTTTGTAAAAGATATTGAAGAATTTTACGTTTATACAAACACAGATAAAGAATCTTACATAATGACTGGTCCGCAGGGTTTACACCTGTCTTTGGATAGCATTGTGTATGTTCCCTCTGGTTTAGTAGATTTGAATAGCAAAAGAGTTCTTGGTTATCTACACAAAGCAATTAGACCTTTAAACATGTTACGTCAAATGGAAGATGCTCTTTTAGTTTATAGAATTGCAAGAGCACCAGAAAGAAGAGTATTCTATGTTGACGTTGGACAGCTTCCAAAACAAAAAGCTGAACAATACATGCGAGACATGATGAGCAGATTTAGAACAAGACTTGTCTATAATCAAGATACAGGCGAAATTCGTGATGAAAGAAAGTTCATGTCGGTTCTTGAAGACTATTGGTTGCCACGTAGAGAAGGTTCAAGAGGCACAGAAATTAGCACACTACCCGGTGCTCAGTCTTTATCACAAATTGAGGACGCGGAATATTTCAAAAAGAAACTATATGGAGCACTTAATGTTCCTCTAAGCCGATTGACTCCAGAAACAACTGGTTTCAATATGGGTAGATCTACCGAAATTACTCGCGAAGAAATTAAATTTTATAAGTTCATCGATAGATTGCGTTTCCAGTTTTCCAAATTGTTCATGGATACTTTAAGAGTCCAATTGCTCTTAAAAGGAGTCATGACTGACGAAGATTGGAGAACTCTAAAAACTGATATTAAGTTTGTATTCAATACCGATAACTATTTCTGGGATCTAAAGGAAGCAGAAATTTTAGCAGAACGTCTTAAAATGCTATCATTCGTTGAGCCCTATATCGGTAAATATTTTTCTACGGAATATGTAAAGAAAAATATTCTTAAATATTTACCAGAAGAACTTGTCGAATTGGAAAAACAAATGGCAACTGACCGTCAGCGTATAGCACAAGAACAGGCAGCAGTTGCAGCCCAGCAGGCTGCACAGGCTGGAATGGAGCAGGGATAAATGATTTCAACAACACATCTTTTACTAAAACACGGAGTAGAAAATTTATTTTTAGAAAACCAAGAGTTTTTTAAACAAAATATTACTCAGGCTCTGTCTTTGAAGCTACATGAAAGTTTTGAAGAAATCAAAAAAGAAATAAGTAGTAACTTGCTAAAAACCGAAAGTACGGCAGAAACAACCACAGACTTAGAAGAGTTCGTATCATTTGTTGAAAATTTTAAACCCAAAACTTACAAATTTAAAAACGGCTCAAGTATAAATATTTCAGAATCTGATGTGGAATCTTTAAAATGTTTGTTTGAATCTTTAAATCAAAAAAACAGACAAAAAATGGTATCGGAAATACTCATGGATGGAGCAGCATTCAAACAACACGTAATTTTTTCACAGAAAGTAAAAAACCTATTATGAAAAACAATATCCGTCAAATGATCAAAAATGTTGTCGAAGAAAACGCAGTTTCTTTTAAAGAGCAAACTGGCAAAGTTTTATATACTAAAGTTGGACAACGTTTACAAGAACAATATAAGACTGTAGCTAAAACCATTCTAGGAAAGAAAGAACAAGAATGAAACTCATCACCGAACTAACAGAAGACATCAAATACGTTAAAGAAAATGTTGGAAACGGTGAAAAGACATATTTCATCGAAGGTATTTTTATGCAGTCTGGCGTAAAAAACCGCAATGGCAGAATCTATCCTCAAGGCACTCTTTTAAAGGAATGCAAGAGATATATCAATGAATACGTTAATAAGGGTCGTGCTCTAGGTGAACTTAATCACCCAACTGGCCCAACAGTAAACTTGGATAGAGTATCCCACATTGTAAAAGAACTTTACGAAGATGGTAATAACATCTATGGTAAAGCCAAAGTTCTTGATACCCCAATGGGCAAAATTGTAAAAAATCTTATCGAAGAAGGTGCCCAACTCGGTGTTTCTACCCGTGGTATGGGATCTCTAAAAGCCAAAAACGGTTATCAAGAAGTCCAAGAAGACTTTATGCTAGCTGCCATCGATATTGTTGCAGATCCATCTGCTCCAAATGCTTTCGTAAACGGTATTATGGAAGGTCGTGAATGGATGTTTATTGACGGTATCTGGCAAGAGCGTCAAGCAGCAGAAGCCAAAAAAATAATTCGT